TCACTACGGCACCTCCGTTGGTGGTGACGTGTCTGATGGTCCTGCTCCTGACTTTGCTCAGCTGACTCCGACCTCCTGATTTATACCGGGATCCTTCGGGGTCCCTTTTTCCTTTTGCTATGATGAACACAACCGTACAATCTGAGACCGAACTCTCCAGTGTAAACTCAATTCTTATGGCAATTGGGCAAGCACCTGTATCACGTCTTTACTATTCTGAACCTGAAACTATTGAGATGCAGTATAGTCATACTGAGAATTTCAATGGTAGGGACCTGACGTTTACTGGTACACAGAAGACTAACTATAAAACTAATCAATACATCAACCCTGAAGTTTCTATCATCCACAACCTGCTGATGGAAGTCAACAGTGATGTGCAGAATGAAGGGTGGGTGTACAACAGGGAGAGCCACTACCCGTTGACTCCTGAAGAGGATGGTCACATCTATCTACCCAACAACATCCTTCGTATGGATGTCTATGAGAATGACGTGTACCGCACTACTGACCTGGTCAGACGTGAAGGTAAGCTGTATGATAAACTAAATCATACATATGAATTTGATCCACTCAAAGCTATCTACTTCAATATCGTTTGGAAGTTTGAGTATGAGGATCTTCCGTCTGTTTTTAAACGCTACATTACTCTACGTGCTAGCGGTCGTGCTGCTACGCAACTTGTCACCAACCCACAATTGGTACAACTTCTAGCTACACAAGAGGCGCAAGCTCGTGGTGCATGTATGGAATACGAATGTAACCAAGGTGATCATACTTTCTTTGGTACACCTGACGGTACTAGCTACCGCTCCTATCAACCTTACCGGACCCTAGCACGATGAGCGCTGTATCACAATCATACCCTAACTATCTGGGTGGTTTGAATGAACAGCCAGATGAACTGAAGAAACCAGGTCAACTGGTAGAAGCACTTAATGTTATCCCTGACCCTACTACTGGTCTGACACGTAGACCTGGCTTTGAACAGATTGCTACTCTAACAGAGGCTGACCCTGCCGGAACCTGGTTTGAAGTAGAGCTGAGCAACCAAGTGAATAGTGATTATATTTACTATGGTAATGTGAGGCAAGATGGTAAGGTAGTTATCTACAACCAAGATGGTATCAGTCAGTCAGTCAGGTACACAGAAGATAATGGATCAGTAGTACCACACAAAAAGTATGAGTTCTTCACCACCTATACAGACAAAGAAGGTGATGTTCGTACAAATGTATTGGTAGCCTTTGACGAGAACTCAGAAGAAATAGATGTTTACAACACCTCTGGTTCAACTATCAATGGTTACTTCAGGCACTCGTCAGATGACCCACTCAAGTATTGTGTCAGTAAGAACCATGTAGTATTTGCTAACGCTAAAGAAATTCCGGTCTTATCTGCTGCTAAGAATGCTAGTGATTCTGATAGGAATAAGTACTATAGTTTTGTGAGTCTCAAGGTAATTGACACACTAAGCTATGACTATATCTTTAAGGTGTTCGGAGAATCTGATGTAATTGATACCTATCGATACATCACAGAGGTTGAGGCTGACCGCATTGATGACGTCGATGCAGACTATGATAAAGACACAACCCTACCTCTTCAAACAGAAGGACCGTTCCGGTTTGACCTGGATGGACCTGGTATTGATGAGAAGGCTGTGGTTGAGTTGACCTTTGTTGGTCAAGTTCAGCAGCTTAAGAGTAGTGATGGTGACGGCTACAGGAATGAGGCTAGGTACTCATGGAGCACACGTATCATCACTCCCGGTAAAGGGTTTAGGAAAGGTCAGACATATAAGAAGACACTAGATGGTGTTGCAGGTGGTCCTGACCTAGAGGTTACCTTTAAGATTAATGATGTCAACACAGTTACAGGCACTGTGAACCAGGATGTAAACCCTGGTGATGTCACTGACCAAGAGGCTAACGGTATCTTGAGAGCACTCCAGTCTGGCTTCCAAGCAAACCCAACTATTGATAATGCAATCATCGTTGGTAATGGTATCTATCTGGAAAGTGATAAACCTTTCTCTGTTAGTACAGCAGAGATTGCCGTGGCAGATGTGATAAACTCACAGAAACTGGAGGATGACCTAGTACCTCTTGCACGTATCAATAGTGTAGGTGACTTACCTGTCGAATGCTATGCTGGTTTTGTTGTTGAGATAGATAACTCACTTGATGGTGAGAATAACTACTTCCTACAATTCAACGCTGAGTCCGAGACAGGAGACATCGACCAACCAACCTCATCTAACATCACTAAAGCTGATGGTTACTGGGAGGAGATTGCTAAACCTTATGAGCAGCATAACCCTCGTAATGGTACGCTGCCTCACATGATTACTATTGCAAGGCAGGCAACACAAGATAAGTTTGTCTTTGTGGTATCTCCTATTCAGTACGAAAAGCGTACAGCAGGTACCGCCTTGGATAACCCGAGCATGTTCATTGACAATGCACGGATCACTGACATCAACTATTATAAGAATAGGTTGTTCTTCTTTACCAGTGTTGGTACTGTCATCAGTAGTAGAGCTGGAGAGATTAATAACTTGTTCCTCAACACTGCTATTAGCTTAAGTCTTATTGACCCATTGGATGTTGTAGCCAACAGTAACCAACGTGTAGCTATCAACGGTTCTGCTATTGTCAACAATGGCATGGTGTTGTTTGGAGATAGTGAACAGTACATGCTGACTACTAACTCTGATGTGTTATCATCGGAGACAGTCAATGTCACTAAGGTAGCTAACTATACATTTGACCCTAACTCTAGACCGATTTATCTTGGCACTAACCTAGGTTTCATTAGTAATGGTTTGACTCGTTTCTATGAGATGACTAACCTGTATGAGCGTGGACCTGTTGACATCAACGAAAGGTCACAGCAAGTTCAGGATTTGTTTTCCCGTAGGTTTGACATGCCTGTGTCATCCCGTGAGCAGTCCATGGTTATTGTTTACAAGCGGTACACAGGACCTGAGCTAGGTGAAAGTTCTCCTAATATGATGCTGTACAGGTTCCGCCAGGAGAACTCACAGGAGTCTAGTCAGACTTCATGGGTGAAGTGGCAACTTGAGGATAGGGACGACGACAAGCAAGCTGTTAAGCGTGTAGCTTTTGCCAGCCTACCACAAGACAAAGTATTTGTAGTAGCTGTAGATAGTTCTCAGAGGTGCTACCTGTGGAGACTAGGTACAGGTTCACGCTATACAGATGGTTGGTCTGGTGATACAGATGGTGAGAAGTTTAAGACTACTGTCAAGTTTCCTACAATCTACGCTCGTAGTGGTGACAACAGTGATGTAATGGCTAACCTAACTATCCATAGGGTGAAGCTAAGCACAGCTGCTGTTGGTACATATGACCTTACTATTGAACGTAGAGGGTATGATACTTATAAGATTCTAGTAGAGCAGACACCTGCTGATGATTACTATGCTGATTCTTTTCCAGAGTCAGATGAGAAGATAGAGACTGTACCTATTTACACTAGAAACAAAAACCTCACACTAACCATGTCTACTACCTACGATGCACCATTGACATTGAGGTCAGTAACGTGGGAAGGTGATTACAACCGACCTTACTATAAGAGTGTCTAATTACATCCATCCTTGTACGCTGGAGGCTGCCTATCAGGTGGCTACCAGCCTACGCCAGGAGGACCTGAGAGAGGTGGTAGAGGGGCATGGGGTAGAACCTACCATAGCCATACCTCTCAACTCTCTCAGAGGCTTCTGCGTATACTTCACAGTACCTGACGGCAGGATTGCCGGACTGGCTGGGATAGAAGATGATGGTAGAGTATGGATGCTCTGCACTCCTGCTATCCTTGACTTCCCGCTCACCTTTGCAAGGGAAGCAAAACGTTTTATTGACAGCAGAACGGAAAGTGTACTGTGGAACTATGTTGACAAGCGCAACACTGTTCACATCAAACTACTCAAATTCCTTGGGTTCGACCTCTTAGAGGAGGTGCCCTTTGGACCCAACCAATTACCCTTTATTAGATTTGAAAGATGTTAGGAGCAGTTCTAGGAATCGCCAAGGCAGGCATGGGCATTGCCGGTGCTATTGGTGGACACAACAATGCAATGGCAGAAGCCAAAGCTAAGAATGAAGCGATGATGAAGGAGTATAAATACCGCCTTCAGATTCGTGATAAGAAAT